GTGTTCCGCCACCAATCATGATGGGCGCACCATACTGTAAAGTATTTACTGATCCAGAAACCAACATTTCGATTCGTTGTACTGTTTCCTACAACCCTGTTACCGATCAAGACATCATGCGTTTCGATGTATTCTTCGGCTGGCAAGTTTTTGGTCAATACTGTACTCGTCAAATCGGTTAATATTATGATTAGGGTGGGGCGCATTCGTGCTCTGCCCTTTTTACTGGAGATAATATGAGCAAGGTTAAGAGCAAAGATCGTAAAGAGTTGGAAAAGAGTATGACGAAGGCGTTTAATTCATTATTGAATAGTCAGCCTGAGTATAGCGGGCATAAAGCACCGGATTTAGCATCAAAGATGAAGCGAATTGTGATGACTGGGGATAAAAAATGATCTTTAACCCTACATTACTCATGATGACTGATTCGGCCAAGAAGAGTGGGCAGCATTACGCACTCTATAAAAGTTGGGAAGAGTACATTATCTGTGATTTCTACGAGCGTGATGATTACTTAAAGCGCGGCTATCGTGAGGACCCATCAGAATTTCTTAAGTGTATAGCTGATTGGGGCGATCAAATGTCCAAATTGGCAGATAAAAGAGATTTGTTGTCACAAGAAATAGAAGAATTAGAGCAGACAGTGACAAAAGTACGTAAGAAGAGAGTTAATAAAGTGAAAGTTGACGATGAATTTGCGCAACCAGGTGATGATGTAATATCCGCACATGAGCCCATGGTGGATGATTAACCAGTGATTTAACCATGTCGAAAACTGCAATTCAATTAATCACCGATGCATTTTTGCAGACCGGGATGATACCGCAAGAAAATGCTAATGTACCAGCGTACATGATCAACCAGGGATTGGTGTTGCTTAATGACATTATCCTTATGTGGGGATCTGATACTAGTCTTGCTCCTTATCAAAATGTTATTAATTTCAACTTTGTTGCAAATCAGCAGTGTTATAAGTTCGGTATTGGCGATCAATATGACGTAAATACTGAACCAATGATCGACATTCTATCGTTCACTTACGAAATTAACCCAGGCGATGGAAATAACTTAGTATTTGCGTGTGAAATGATGACCGAGACGGAGTATGCATCTATACTTTATCGTGGTGTTGCGACATATCCTGCTCAGTATTTAATGCGTCCATTTGCAGAATATACGGAGTTAGTAGTTCAGCCATTGCCTCAACAAGATTTCCCCGTTCAATTGGTTTTAAAGCAAAGATTAGCTGAGATTGGACTATATCAAGACTTAGAGTGCAGGTTTCCTCCTGGGTTCTTGTTGTGCTTAAAATATCAGCTAATGTTAGATATATGCGATGCATTTTCCTTTGAATGCTCTACTTCGTTCCAGCTGAAGGCTGCTAATGCGCTTAAGAGTATGCAAGCTAATAACAGAATGGATCTTTACTCGCGTAAAACTGAGACCATCAGTGATAAGCGGCGTCAAGTGTTTCCATTTACTGGATGGTTTACCTAGTGGGCGGTAAGGCGGTTGATTTTCCGCTAGCTACACAGACATCGCAAGAGAGATCAGTTGAGCAAGATAATAGCTATATCATTAACTATTATGTGACATTTGATCCTCGTGGTACTAAGCAGATCATGCACAATCCAGCACCTGGATATACGCTACGTTATACGTTGAGTACATCTAGTGATCCTATTAGGATGATCTATAGCGATCAAAATAGCGCCTATTCCTACTGCCTAGCGTTCAACTCATCACTGGTATATCTACTTGATAAGGGGCTTAGGACGATTGTTGTTGGTAACTTAAATACTTCTTCTGGATTTATTGGTGTTACTAGCTCTACGTCTCAAGTGCTTATTGTGGACGGTGCTAATGGTTATGTGTATGACATTAACGCATTAACAACTACTCCTATTGTTAGCGATAACTTTCTGCCTAACCCGCTCGATTGCGTATTCTTTAATAATTACTTTGTAGTCTGTCAGAGTAATTCTAATCAGTGGTTTATATCTGCAGCAGGTAGCGCTAGTACGTGGAATGCAGCTAATGGAGTTATCTTTAACGCTAAGGCAGATACTTTACAGGGTTGTGCAGCTGTAAATAACACGTTATTCATATTTGGCAATTACACGATCGAAGTATGGTACCCGCAGGCTCAGGGGTCATTTCCGTTTACTTACAATACGAATATGCTGTTTGAGTTTGGATGTATTGCAACTGGCTCTATCGCCGAAGGACAAGGGCTATTAATGTGGCTTGCTGGTGATAAGAACGGTGTTGGATCCGTCTATATGACGAACGGAACTACCCCAGTTAAGATAAGTACGCAAGAAATAGACTTAACTATCAGAATGTTTGATGTAGTAAGTGATGCAATTGGATTTGTCTTCAAAGAAGCTGGTCATATCTTTTATCAGCTAACATTTCCTACAGCTAACGTGACTTTCCTCGTTGACGTTACGCCTACAAATGGTGAGATTAGATGGTCTAATTTAGAGCGCTTAAATGGTGATTGTCATATAGCCACATGTCACACATACTGGAATGATCAACACTTAATCGGTAGCAGCTTACGAGCTGTCATTAATGATTACTCTACAGATATCTCTACTGATGATGGAGTGGCTAGACACTATAGAGTTCAGGGGCCACAATTGATGTTGCCTGCATACAATAGATTTAAGATAAACAACTTTGAGGTTAATTTTCAGGCAGGTACTGCTAATGCTAATTCACCTGGTGATGATCTTAAGGCTTTCCTGTCAGTATCTAGTGATGAAGGTCATACTTTTTCAAGCCAGAGACCAGCTGAGTACGGAAAATTAGGCCAGTATAGATTTAGGGGTCAATGGTATGGGTTGGGTCAAATGCGTAGCTTTTTACCACGTATTGACGTCTACTCAGTGGTTCCTACATTTATTATGGGCGCTAAAATTGTGATGGAAGAAGGGGGTTCATAATGGCTACTAATCCACTAAGCCCGGCACCAGTTCAGACACCATTTGCCGACGCTAATGGCAATATATCGAATGATTGGAATAGATATTTTTTTAATACTTATGACACGGTTAATTCGTTAGCGGGGTTTGCTGTGTCTCCAAACTTGTTAATCAACGGTTCTTATAATTTTCAGGTTGGTATTTCTACACCATTAACTCAAGCTGCAGGTAATGGGGCATATATTGCTCAGACTTGGCAGATTTATGGTGCTGATAATGCGGAATATACGGTAACGAGCACTGCATATGGGCTATTAGATGATTAATTCGGCATATTACGAAGACATTAATGTGACTTCCTGGAATGGTGGAGATCTTTATATCTATCAAGCATTTTCTGGCGTTCAATATGTGCGAATGGTCAGCAAAAAGACAATTACTTTTAGCGGTCAGTTTACGAACTTAACGCAAAATGATGTGGCCATACAATTCGGAATTAATCGTTATTATGATCCTAGTAATGACTTGTTGTTGGCTAGAGCTGTTAACTTAAAGCCTGGAATTAATTTGATTAGTGCGACATTAACCGATATTCCCATTCCGTCTGTTACTAGCGCTGGTGCTGGAGCTGAGCTACAAGCTCGTATGTACATTAATGGCTTTACTGATACGTGCAATATACGTGTACATTACATTAAAGCAGAGTTCGGAAGGGTTAGTACGCCTAACTTTACCGATAATTTCACAGAAAAAACCCGTGTACTTAACTTTTAAGGTGAGCTTATGAGCATGATGGATGATGTATTCGGTGGCGGTCAAGGTTCCGCCGCTGAGGACGTAGCACAAGGTTATAATAATTCCATTGGTACCTACGAGGATTACTTAAATAAAGTTACGCAATTATTTCAACCTTGGATGGATCGTGGCAATGCGGCTGGCGACAATATGATGAATATGGGCAACTCACAAGAGGCCCAATTTGAAAATATGATGGGAAATGGAGAAGGTGGTACTGGTGACTGGATGACACAATATACTGCCTCTCCTTGGGCGCAATACCAGACAGATTTGGGTACTCAATCTGCAAATGCTGCTGCTGCTGCTGGTGGAATGTTAGGGTCAGGTAATAATCAGCGCTCAGTAGACACAATGTCTCAGGGTATATCATCTGCTGACCGTCAACAATATTATAATGACATGATGGGTCTTGGATCTGCTGCTACGGGTAACTACAATCCACTAATGCAAACTGGCGCCAACATGACCGGTGAATTAGGTCAAATGACTTATGGTACAGGTCAGGCTATCGGTGGTGCTCAACAAGGAATTGGCGCGGCAAATGCTGCTGGAGATACCGCCAATAGTGCCATGTGGAATAATGCTATTAATATGGGAATGTATGGACCAACAGGTAACCCGATGAATATGATGGGTGGTGGAGGAGGAGGTGGAAGTAGTGGTGCGCCACAAACAGGTCAAATATATTCCGCTAATAGTGACCAAGATGCAATGAATAAAACAGCTGGATGGGGTGGTTCATCAGGTGGTGGTGGTGGAAGTTCATTGATGTCGTATTTGCCGGCATTAATGGCATTTTTATAATAGGAGTTGAATAATGTCTGAAATGTCCGACGTAGCATCCGTTATGGGCTCTATGCCCTCAGTCCAACAGACAGCTTTGAACTCATTATATGGTGGTCGTGATAGGCAGCTTGCCGCTCAAGCAGCTTATTATAATAATCAAAAGTTAGCTGCTCAGTTACCATTTGTTGCGCCACAGAGCCAAGCTGACTTGCAGAAAGCACAACTTGCTAATCAGTATTATGGGAGCACACAAGAGGCTGATATTAATGCCAAGAATGCTACAGCTCAGAATCAAGCGGCTGCGGCAGGATTAGAAAGAGGTCAAACGGCCAACTTAAATCAGGCTCAGTGGAATTCGATGTATGCATCTAGTCCTGACTATGTAAAGCCACAAATGTTGGCTGACCGTCAGAATGCTATGCGTGCCAATTCTGCACTAGCTGGCACTGGCGCACCTGGATATAATGGGCAACAACAAGCACCCCAATCATCATTCGCGCCACAAGATATTGCAGCTGCTCGTCAAGCGCAACAAAGTGGAATGATGCCACCTCCTCAAGATGGTGAAATGCCACAATCTGCAATGGCTGGCGGTCAAGGTAAAGCGCCTGGATTAGTTCCTTATAATCAAACTAATGCTCCTCAATATCAACAATCTCCACCACAAGGTGCTAGTTCTGCCATGGCTGGTATGCAACCTCAGCCACCACAATCAATGGTAGATAATAATGCCGCCACTACTTTATACAATCCAACTGGAAGCATGAAGGATCAAGCAGATTTAGCTCAGTCACTAGCTGTTGGTGATGCAGGTCAAAGATCGAATTATATTACTAATAAGAAAGCATTGACCTCAACCAATGCTGTTAATGACTTGTTCTACGATAATCCAAAAGCATTAACTGAATATTCAGGAATTGTTGGCCAAGGAAAATATAAAAAAGACTCCGCAGAATCACATCTGCTAGGTCATCCTGTATCACCTGAATTTCAAGCAATGCAGTCAATGGTTCAGACATATAGCAACATCACTCCTGATGCTTTATCAAAAGCCTACACTGGTGGAGCTACGATTGGCAGTGTAGACCAAATGTCTAATGTAATTAAGAAAGGGTTTACGCCAGGAGCAACGGAAGGCCAAAACTTATATGCTCAAACTATACTTAAGAATTTGCAGGCAGCAGATTTGCAATCGCAAGCAAAGGCCGGAGGAAAGTTTTCAAGTGATGACTTCCAAAAATTAACAGGAGCTACGGTTGATCATGACTTTGCTAAAAATCCTATTGTTCCAAAAATGACGGGTGGGAATGGTGGTCAAGCTGAAGCATTCCTTCATAGCTTAAGTCCTCAAGATAGCAAAAAATATATGCCAGCAGTTATGCAAATGCTGCAACAAACTGGCCAACTAGGGGGTTAATATGGCAAACGCACAACCTTCTATGGATGAAATGGTAAAGTCTTATCAGGCCAGCAATCCTGATTTTGCATCTTCATCACCGCAAGCTGCTGTTTCTTCTCCTGCTGCTGATGCATCGAATGAGATGCAGCCTTCATCATCTGCTAGTAAGCCATCAATGGATGAAATGGTAAAGAGCTATCAGGCTAGCCAAGGAGATAAGCAGGGATCACTTCCTAGCATGGGAGAGTACTTTGGTAAGCAATATGATTCCTTAAAAGATACTCTGACCGATAATACGGACGCCGAAGCTAATGCGGCTAGAGCTGCTGATACTTCCCCATTTCATTATAAGTCGTCTATGTCAGATCTTATTCCTGGCGCCAAAAGAGATTTAAGTAAATTAACATCTTTGGGCACTGGAGTAATAAGAGGTGGTGTTAATGCCGGTCATGCCGTAGCTGAGCTTCCTAATGCAGTAATCAATGCTACAAATGGTGGCCTTAATCTAGGTATACCTAATATTCCAGTTCCCAGCGCTCAATTCCCAGAGAGTCAATATCAGAAAGAGTCAGTAGCTAATCATCCAAACTTTGAGACTAGTGGTGAAATTGGCGCTCAAG